CAGCCCTATATCCCCGTACAGTATAACAGAGGAAGGACCCATGATCGACGACGATAGCTGCACGTTCGGCGACGTTAGCGACACTTACGAAACCCCGGTCCATCAGCGAAGTTGCCCTTGACCATAGCTGGTGCACAGATCTGACGTGTTGCTCTGCCGCGACAAGCTGGACATTGAATGGCTAGCACGTCAGGCTTGACATACTCCTCATGCCGGTGTGAACAACGGCCGCACTTGAAGTCATATACCTTGATCATCGCTGCTTCCTCCGACAGGTATACGATCTCAACCACAGAGCCTGCGACAGCCCGGGCTTCTTGATCGTCCTGAACGGCAGCGTCCACTTGGCCGGCCAGTCGGCCACGCTGGCTATGTCGCGCGCGGTATAGACCTCGCATCCACGTATCTCATTTCTGGTCTTCATCATCGCTTGAATAGTTTCTATCATTTCTCTTATCCTCGTCTATCTTTTGTTGTACGCGCGCTAAAAAGCGAAGGTTACCTCGCATCGCGTACTGCATTATGAAGTTCGGGTTATGCTGATGCTTAACACTATCCTCATCCTGGTACAGCAGATCAAAGTCATTTGCTTCAATCATTATCACTCACCTAAAATTGATTAGAAAAGATTTCGTCAATGGTCCGGGCCCGGTCACCATGCCCTTTCTTAAGCGCCCGAGTAAACGCAACCTCAGGCTTCCATCCGCTCTTCAAGCGCCTATGGACTGTATGCCTTGACAGGCCGTGCCGCTTAGCCAGCTCAGACATATTGCCCTTGCCAATGCCATCGATATCAAACTGAATGCCAACACACTTCGAGCATCTTGGATTATCCTTGACACGAGCTGCCTGGATCTGCACCTTGACTATCTCGCTCTCCGCTCCACAAGTGCACCTACACAGGTACTGAATGACGCTATACGGTTGCCTGTTTGGCAGGCGCTCTACGATGGTCCAGTTGCCGTACTTGTCGCCAGGGCTCATGCTATGCACGCCTCATGCCCTTGACAGAAGGCACACGCCAGCCGATCGATCACGACTTCCAGTCGATGCAGCCTGACGAATGCCATAATATGAATGAAGCCATGATCGCAATGCTGCCAGAACTCCTGGTTAATGATCACCGTAGGCTTTGGTTGCCACTCAATCGATATACCGGGAACACCTACATACGAATCTACCAGCATGTTCGCCCAGTGCATCGACGGTGCAGCCGTACCAGGCCGGAACACGTCAACGCCATCTTCAATCTTGCCTATTATCCTCATGCAATTTCGCATCTTGTAACCTCAATGTCTTGCCTTTCGTAATGAATCTGATTCATGAGAACCATGTCCTCAACCTCTTCGATAGTCGCATCATCTGGCAATGTGTTCAGTATCTTATCATCCACACTGAACACGATCATATTTGCGACTCGAGAATCAACTTCTGTACCCAATCAGCTTCAATGCCGCAAACATCAAGATGCGGCTGATGCATCGATACGCAGTACATAAAGGCCGCAAGGTCGCGCTCTCCTTTTCTGTTCGGCTGGGCATCTAGCATTGCACGTTCCCATACTGCAAAGCACAGGCGATGTTCGGGAATATCCTTGACCTCATTGCGCACGCGTACGATAACGCATTCCACTCTTTTGCTCAGCCTCATAGCAGCCATCCTCCTTTCATCATGGCATTAGGGTCCGCCTCAAGAAGCCAAGCCTCCTTATACTGCTTACGTAACCACTCAATCACTGTAAACGGCTTATGTCCGTCACGGATCATGGTCAACGCCTGCTGATACGCGTCATCCTGCTTTATCGACGTGCAAAGCGTAGGTTCATACATCTCATCTAAAGGATTCATAAAAGTACCATCGGTAAAATAAGTGTCAATAGGGCTTCGACCATGCAGACAATAAATGTCAATGCGTCCGTGTCTCGCTCTTGATCATGGTCAACTCTGGCCAGCTCCATCTGATACCAGTTATTTGTTGTGTTCGTATGGTCTAATTGGTCTGGGTAGTACATGCTACATCTCCTGTTTATGTGTTTATTGTCGTTCATGACATGCACTTTGTCCAATAAAAGTTTCTTATAGCAGCACAAGCCACATCATGAACTCGATCACAAAGATCCACTTCACAACTCTAATCGCTTCTTTTGTCGTCATCCGGCTTTCCTCAACATTAGTTTCAGTGCCTTGAGTTTAATTTCTGTCGCCAAGATCTTCGCCCTAATCTTAATGCGCCAGGCACGTTGCTTGATCTTCAGCCCGATTTCAAACCGCTCAAGATTTGTCATTGGCGTCTCTTGGCTGTCTTTTCATGAAATACAAAAACCCTTCATTCTTCAGGTTGTGACGATACTCTGCAAACGTCTCATAAGAATGCCTCGCCCTGGCATTATTGTCGGTTTGCGCTCTCTTGTTTCCTCTCATCTGTGCGTTCTCCCAAGTTCAGTGTCGCGCTCGTGTCTTGATCGCCCGTCGAAGGCCGTACGCACAAGCTCATTTTCATAGAATTGCTGATCGCTTACCAGCCGCGTAACTTGCTGTCCAACATTAACCCATTGATTGAGTATGTTATTGAATGTATCTGTCCATCCGCTCATCAAAGTGTCCTCAGTTGCCTGTTATGCCATTCGGCCCAATGCTCAATTGTCGCACTCATTTGACCGACTCTCCAAGCTGTCCAAGTGTCAAGTAATCTTCTCATTGTCTCGCTCTCTTGTCAATCACTTATTTGTTAAATTTGGTAGCAGCTTGGGAGTTGAGCCCTTTGATGCTCTGACCCTTTTAAGGTATGGACCGCCAGTTTTTTAGAGTCCCTGCCATTTGTATTCTGTAGAGGGCTTCCGTCATCCTTGAGGTCTTTTAGTTTCGGGTCTTAGCCGGTTGGATCTTTTCTCTTTTCCCTCCCTCTAATGGTAATGATAGCTGAATCTAGGAAAATTACCAATTGAACTTTTGAATAGGGGTATAATAGAAACTCATCAACCAAATAGGTAAACCAATGAAAGCATATATCACCCGTAAGCTACGCTTGTGTGTCGTCATGAGCCTGAAGAACGCCGAACGCCTGTTAGGCGCCCTGGAGAATATCGAGGATACAAACCTGTCCGATCGTGATGTAAAAGTCATTGATAATCTCTATAAAGCTATCAAAACTGCTGAGTAATTTACTTCCTAAAGTACCCTACCCCCCCTAAGTGCGTCACTTATGGGTACTTCGGGGGGTTTTCCCTTTTAGATCAATCACTTAACCCTAAAAACCATGGGTACTTCGCCGCGTCACTTATGGGTACTTCGGCATTTCATGGGTACTAAGGAGTTATCCACAGGCAAATCATCTGAAGTACCCATAAGTACCCATGTTTTCGCAAAGTACCCATCCTGAAGTACCCATCCATTTTATATATAATATATATATATATCAATAAGATAGAGGTCGAAGTACCCATAAGTACCCACGTTTCGACCCGTACCCCCCCTACCCCTGTAAAAACCCTAATAAGACGTGCCATTTTGTTAGGGTTTACCCTATAAAAAAGGGGTCTCACCCAATTAAGGATGAAACCCCTAAGATAGCCTAGGGAAAACCCTAGAATGGCATCCTTGTGTACTTCCCTCTTGCCGGCTTCTGGACCTGCCCGTCATCTAGCATTCGTTTCAGGATTTTCTTTACGGCACCGATCTCCATGCCCAGCTGATCGGCAATATCTTGCGGATTCATTGGATCGAGTGATAAGACCTCTAGGACTTTATGCCGCGTGTTACTCATGACGGTTTGCGACTCGCCGGCGATCGACAAGGTGAATACACCGCTCTCACTCTCTAGTGGCAACTCGTCGCACTCGAGGTCACGGCCTGACATAAACATCGCCTCATCTTGGACCGCGAACAGGTTGTCATATGATCCGCTCAAGCCGGTCGTTCCCGAAAGGGCATCAAACGGATCTTCGGTCTCAGCCTTCCTTGAATGATGGATCACTATCACGGACAGCTTGGGATACTGCTTACACCATTGTGTCAGTGCGTCGCCCTCGTGCGCCTGCTCCTTATAGATGTCGCCACCACGCTTCTCGCCGGTGATCTTCTTGAGCATATCGATGACAATCACGCCTTGCTGGCCATTAGCCTGAAGCCACTCGTCAAGTAGGCCAATCAACCCGGCGTCAATCCGAGGGGCCAGGGTAGCAAACGTTACCTTTCCCTTCAGGTAGTTGTGGAGATCTGCCTGTTGGATAATGGACAAGGTCCGAGACTGAAGACGCCGCATGTTGTCCTCGAGGCCTAGGAACAGGACCGGTGATCCTGATGTCTTCCTGCCGAATGCCGCCTGACCTGACGCAATCCTTAGTGCCATTGACAAGGCAAGGAAACTCTTTCCTTTCTTCGGCTTGCCAAACATCAGCGTTGTTCCCGCCGGGACCACATTATCGATATGCCAGAAGATCGGCGGAAACTGCTTGGCAAGCAGCTCATCCAGTCCGGTCATATCGTGTGAGTCCTTAGTCGCCTTGACAGGCACCTGCGCGAACTTCTCCTGGCCAGACCTGACACAACGCTCTACCGACTCGTACCGATCGCGCCAACGGTCGGACCCGTCATTGCACGCTTGCATCCATCCCTGGATCATTGACACGACCTCGGACATCCCAAGCCCTTTGGCGCTATACCGGGCTGCTAATGACACAATATTATCGTGGAAGTTACCGCCACTTAGGATTTCACGGATACGAGTGACCGGGCCGTCATTGAGATGATCCGCCGCAATGAATGCGCCGTTTGTCAAGTCAGGCTTCTTTATATAGGGTCCGATCGCTTCTTTGACTCGCTCGAACGAATGCGGCTGTTGTCCTGACTCGTGTATCATTTTCACAACAAACGGATCGCCCTTCCTGTGCATGTAGCCCGGCAAGCGCAAGACGCGAGAGATGTCGACCGCGTTACGGTCGCCACCACAGTTGTCAACCAATGCCTTTTGGACGTCCTGATACTGATCGACCGGCGTGTCATCGGTCAGATAATAAAGGTGCTGCTTACCTGGCGATGTCTCAACGATGATCGACGGCTCAATTGGCGCGCGTACGTCCCCGGCATCATCATCCTGATAAAAGGCCCGGACTCTAGTCACGTTTTCCGCCTTGCGCCCTTGGCCGTCACACGCATTAACGGTGATATAGATCCCGGCCCCGGCCTCATTCGCGCGCGTTAGCTTCAGCTTGTGCTCTTCGTGCGTGCCATGCAGTATCTCTGGCGCTACACGACAGCCCTTGGCCTCCGGTAGGATCTGAAAGGTATGCTGCTCATTAAGTTCGTCAAGCGTGAACAGAAACAAGTCAGCGTGTTTATGGTCTATCATAGGCTTCTCCTTTGTGTGTGTGCGACGATCATATCATAAGGTCAGATCATGTCTAATCAATAAAACTTATGCGTATATAGAAAAGTTTAATTGGACGAATCGATATTCGTGACCGATAATGCTAGCACGCAACAGGAGAACAACATGACGAACAAGATGAAAAAGTACAAAGCACAACGCCAACACGCAAAACGCGCTGACAAGCTTCGCAATCGTAAACTCAGACAGAAGGGCCTTATCTAATGCAACAGACAATTGAAATGGAGCTTGACGGCATGGATGTGCTGATCGAGGTAGAAGGTGTTTTCAAGAACCCGGCGGCCGGGCGATTCGCCGACTCGGATTGGGATTGTTACGGATACATCGAATACGAATACAACGTATTCTGTCTCAAGTCGAATCGCAGCATCGCAGGCGACCTGACGCAAGAACAAGAGTGTCTGATTGAGAAGAAAATTGAAAGGAGTATAGCATCATGAACCGCATTGAATGGTTGCAAAGCGCCATTGCTACTTCATCTGATCGCCGCAAGTACCTACAGTGCGTGTACCAGTCCGGCCTGTACTCATACGCATCGAACGGCATCCAGGCCCATAGGACATGGCGCGTCAAACCGACCGTAGAAGAGGTTGACAAGTTGTTTCACCACCAACAGATCCCAACGGTCTTGAACTTCGATCCAGAATTTAAACAATTGTCGCAGATGGCGCGTGACGTGACGATTGATGATTATTCTAACGATCCGGAGCTTGACTTGATAGAGCTCGACGGTATATTATTCAACAAGGGTCCATTACAGCGCTCGACGCTTGGGCTTCCTTGCGTCATGGGCATATGTGATCAGAACGGGATTCCGTGCTTATACGGGTATCATGAGTACGGCACCTTTATCGTGGCATGCGTAAGACCACACAACCGCGCAAAATGGCGCTACACACAGGAGTATCAATAAATGGCAATAAGCCTTGAATCGCTAAAGAAGCCGCAGAACCGAACAAAGATCATCACGATCACGGGGGAAGCTGGTACAGGCAAGACAACCCTGGCAGCAAACTTCCCAGCGCCGGTATTGATCCCGGTCGAGGACGGTACCGCAGCAATACAGGACCATGACTGCATGGTATTCCCGCAGCCGAAGAACAGCTCCGAGGTCCTTGACATGATCACGGCGTTGGCCAAGGAGGATCACGAGTACAAGACGTTGATAATTGACAGTATCACGCAGCTAGACACCATGTTCACCTCGGAGATTATCGAAGGAGACAGTAACAAGCCGGCATCGCTCAACCAGGCGCTCGGCGGGTATGGCGCAGGGTACGGCGCCCTGTCAGACCTGCACAGAAAAGTGCGTGAGTATTGCGGTAGACTGTCAACGGTCAAAAAGATGCATATCGTGTTCATCGCTCATTCGCAAGTTGAGACGATTGATACGCCTGACCAGGAGCCGTACATGCGGCACACTTTGGCCTTGCATCAAAAAAGTTTGAAACATTATGTTGACAACGCTGACCTGGTAGGTCATACTCGCCTCAAGATGTTTACACGCACAGCGAAAGACAAGTCAAAGGCAAACAAGGCGATATCGACCGGCGAACGCGAGCTTGTATGTCACTTGACTGCATCAAACATCTGCAAAAACAGATTCGGTATCGAGGAAGCGCTACCTCTTTCACTGGACAGTAACCCACTAGCGCAATATCTGTAACCAAACAGGAGTAACAAATGATTTTTGATCCAAACAAGTACATAGAAGGAGCGTTAGACAACCAAGGCGGCGGTAGCAAGTACCCACCGATCGCACAAGGTGAGTACCAGGCCGTCATAACCAACGCCGAAGTAATGCCAACCAAGAAAGGCGGTGTTCGTGTCGCTATCAAGGCCGAGATCGTTGAAGGCGAATTCGAAGGCCGTTGGGTATGGGGCAACCTGAACCTGGTGCATAAGACTAGCGACGTTGCAGAGAAGATCGGCAAGGAGCAGCTCGCTATAATCTGTATGGCCTTAGGCAAGAAATCAATCGACGACTTTAGCCTCGAGAACAGCGACTGGTGTCAGTTTATTCTTGACAAGCCAATCACTATATTTATCAGTGAGACAGACGGCGCACAGACGTATCCAAGTGTCAGTTCATTTGTTTATAAAGAAGGTGCAAATAAATCTAAAGATTCGGCTCCTGAAGCCGCTAAAGACGATATGAGCGACGATATACCGTTCTAAACAAGATATCAGGCCAAGGAAGGCCACCCAATCAGGAGAAATAAATGCAATCAAAATTAGGGTCAGCCGCCGAAGCATCAATCAACATTGCAAGCGGCTTTGTGATCTCTTACTTGACCTGGCTTTTTGTGGTTCCGGTCTTTTGGCCGCACCTAGCAAGCTCGCACGGTACAGCATTTGGTATCACAATTTTATTCACCGTAGTCAGCTGGTTGAGATCGTACACTTGGCGACGGATTTTCAACAGGAGAACTAAATGAACCACGAAAGCGACGAATTAATTAGAATCATGCTAAGAGAGCGACGTCAGCCTGCTATCAGTCTCAAGATCCCGATGGTCTGCTTCACTTTAGCACTGTTTCTATGGTCGTTCCTATGAACGAAGCATTTATAGACGTCTCTCACTTGATCGACAGGAAACGGGAACGCGACGCGCAAGAACCGCGCCCGCATATCGGGGCAAGCACTATCGGAGGCGATTGCCTGCGCAAAGCCTGGCTCGACTTCAGATGGGCATACAACAAGCCGTTCAGTGGAAGGATGCTACGCCTATTCGACCGTGGTCATCGCGAAGAGGACGTTGCCGTGAAGCTGCTCAAGTCCATAGGCGCGCGGTTTGGAAGAAGGCAAGAATCCAAGTTTGTGCTTGATGGGGTATTCGGAGGAAGCCATGACGGTGAAATCCTTCATCTTCAGCCAGGCGTACTGGCCCAGCGCATGCTGTTCGAGTGCAAGACGCATAACGACAAGTCATTCAAGCAACTCGAGAAGAAAGGGGTTGAGAAGTCCAAGCCCCAGCACTTTCGCCAGATGCAGACCTACATGGGCCTGTTCGACTTCCCGATCGCGCTCTATTACGCCATCAATAAGAATGATGACACAATTTATACAGAGTTCGTTGTCTATCGTCCTGAGGTCTTCCAGTCCATGCTTGACAAGGCGCAGATGGTAATCAGCGCGGATACACCTCCGGAACGGGCCGGCTCGCCGAAGTCGATCGTGTGCAAAGTCTGTGACTACAAGGATATCTGTCACGGTGATCAGATCCCGGAGGTCAACTGCCGGACGTGCTTGCACAGCACGCCTACATCGAACTGTGAGTTCGCTTGTGATGAATACAAGGCTACGGTCTCAGTAGAGCGTCAGCGCAGGTCTGGCAAATGCCCAAAGCACCTGTTTATACCGGACCTGTTGCCATTTGGACGGCCGACCGACGCTAGTCCCGGGTCAGTTACCTACATGATGGATGACGTGCCTGTAACCAACTCAGTGAAGGACTACGGAACGGGCTATACGAGCCAGGAGATAAGCAGGGCGGACATATCTTTGCTAAGTGACCCACTACTATCAGAATTGAAGGATCGCTTTCACGCGGAGCTTAAACCAGATGACTGACAGGATAATGCATGCCGTTATGGTTGCAGCAATAATTTTTCACGCCGCATTGCAAATCGCGGCTTTTATGTAGGAGAGTAGCATGATAGATGACAATGTGCCACATAGCAGTGCAAAAAAGTTCGATAAGGGCAAGTTAAAGATGTCGCTTTTGTACGACAACCTTGCTCACGAGCTTGAAGCAGTGGCAAAAATACTACAGCATGGCAATGAGAAGTATGCCGATGGCCAAGGCTGGGATACTGGATGGCAACGGGTAGAGGACGCATATGAGCGATATACCGACGCAAGCTACCGCCATATGAACGCAGTTGCAAGGGGCGAGCATTACGACCCCGAGCATGGCATCACGCATCGCGCAGCAGTGGTTATCAACCAGCTGTTCTTGATGCACTTCGATCGAGTTCAGTACAGTATGCCGCACGAAGAATGAACTGGCTATATCAAGGCAAGGAGTTAACCGACACACCCGCCGATATGGCGGGTTTTGTCTATCTTATAACCAACACGGTGACCGGCAAGATGTACGTAGGCAAGAAAATCTTCTGGTCGAACCGTACGCTGCCGCCCCTGAAGGGCAAGAAACGCAAGCGTAAGGTCAAGAAAGAATCTGACTGGCGCAAGTATTACGGCAGCTGTGAACCGTTGCTGGCGGACCTGGAAACGCTCTCCGACAAGGCATTCACAAGGGAGATCATATCGATGCACGAGAACCGCACCGAACTGAACTATGCTGAGCTTTGTGAACTATTGTTACGAAACACGCTTGACGCTTGCAATAGTCAGGGAGAGAAAATATACTATAACTCAAACATAGAAAGACGATACTATCCGAGCAAGGTCCACGGCAAAAAGAGGACAGAAGCTCATAACCGACGATTAGGAGAGCAAGATGCTATTCAGACCAGGAGATAGAATATTCCTGCACGGAGGCATGATGACGCCTTCAAACGAGATCATAGACCGGATACCTGACGGCTGTACCGTTTACAGTCTACACCAGGAAGGGAACCCTTCGCACTTGACCAGGCCGGGGATTTGCAAGCGCCCACTGTTCGTAGGGCATAACGCAAGAAAGATGCCGAATACAGACCCGATACCGATCGCACTCGCTGACATCCCAAGTGCAATGAGAAATGGAACGATCCCTATAGATGTTGCTGTTGTTCAACAGCACCCAAGATCAGAGTCTTTGGGCCTCAGTGTTGACGTAGCCGAAGCGGCAGTACAGTCAGCCGATAGGGTAATCATTCAGAGCAATGTTTTTTGCCCGCGTCAAAAGAGGAGTAGCTTCAGCAAGAGCAAGGCGAACTGCATCATGCTTATTGATGAGCCGTTACCTAACGCCGCTGAAAAAGTCGCGGACCCTCTTCAGGCCAGGATCGCCCGGCACGTAGCTAGAATCATCCCGGACGGGGCAACGATACAGCTGGGAATAGGTTCTATAGCCCAGGAGGTGGCCAATGCGCTCAAGTTACACGAAGACCTTAGCATATGGTCGGAAATGATATCTGACAGCGTCATCGGCCTTATAGATAGTGGTGCGGTAACCGGCAAAGTTGCAACAAGTTTTGTCGTTGGCAATCGCATCACAGATCACTTGAACAGGCTTGATATCGAGTTCTTGCCGATCGACACCACAAATGACTTTACGCTGATATCAGGAACCACTAAAATGTTCGCCATTAATAACGTTGTCGAAATTGACTACAACGGCGCATCGGTGTGCGATACAGTCAATGGCGAGTATATAAGTGGGATAGGTGGTCAGCATGACTTCTCCAGTGCAGCGATCAGAAGCGCCGGAGGTGGGTCTATCGCCTGCTTGAAGTCCCGCACCTCTGCCGGCAAGCCTCGGATTGTTCCTGAGCTGAGCGCAAGCGCAACTATCCCAAAGCATTTAGCAGACTGGGTTGTCACTGAGAATGGAGCTGTTAACCTGCGAGGGAAGAGCATGAGTGAGAGAAATGAACTCCTATTTGGGCTGCTATAAAAAAGTTTGATTGGACACTAGCCAAGGATGGCCTATACTGAAGGTGAACAAAGGAGAAAACCATGAAACAAATCGAAATCAGAGTTCATTGCATTACAGGCTGCGAAGATAGATCAGATTGTGCACAATGCCCGCACGTCAAGGCCAGATACCCTCGAGTAGACTTCACTGTTGACCACCACTCGAACATCAATGACGAGTGCTACATCACCACACGAGCGATTGAGGGAGACTTCGACTACAGACCACGAGGACAATTCTGATGTTAACATTACTCACGCTCTTAATGCTTGCGCAGCCACTCACGCCAACTGAGTGCGTTATAGTAGACCAGGAATACTTAATGATGCAAACGTACGAATTCCAGATCATGAAACAGTGCGATATCGTTTACAGGGTGCAAAATCGCCGTGGATACGCTCAGAAATACGGCCTGGTCTACGACATATGATGATTTACAGAGAATGCATAGTGCCAGAGAACGTCGCAAGGATCTTAGTAGGTGACGATTGCGGTGACTCACTCGAGGACACGCTGGAAGCAAGGAGAATATCGCAGTCTTTAGTCCATGGCGAATGGCGCAAAACCGATGAAACGCTTGTCGCGAAAATCAACGGCAAACCCCAGGTCTGTCAAAAGATCTATTATATTAACGCAAAGAGGTAACTACAATGGGATACGCAACTAAAAACGGTGATCGAATGAACCCGGAAAAGACATATCTGTGCCAGTTTAATAGTGGACGGTGGCTTCCGATGAACAACAAGCAGCGCCTTTTTTTCATGGCCAATAGGATGATCCTGGCATATTGCGCCTTCCGCACATGAGACTGACATACAAGGTTGGCCAGAAGGTCAAACAGCCAAGCGAAATCGATGACGATAGCGTTGTGTTGCATGACGGAAACTGGCATCAATGGAAGCGCGTCAAGTCTTTTTACCAGGACGGCAAACACTTCATTCAGGTTCACGACAACCCGGATCTGATACGTGATTAAGGTTGTAACCAAGGTATTTACCTGGGGCGCGGCAGTCGCCGTTTTGATGATCTGCTTGCGCATCATGTATAATATTTATACATCATAACCAACCGGAAGGAACGAATGCAAGATATAATCAAGGCAATAAAAGAGCATAAGAATATCACCGCCGCCGCCGGCGCTCTTGGTATGTCACGCGCCACTGTGCGCGGTAAGATCGCTCAGTACGCTGTCGAGTCGGGCATAATAAACATGAAACCCAATCTTGCGGATGACAGGCCGGTTGCCGGCGGGTCAAGCGCTCAGGTTGGAAGTGTGGTGGCCAATGGCAGTCGGTTTATCGTTACGTCAGCGCAAAACAACACCTATATATTTGAGCCGTTTTGGGCAGGATTGACGCGATACGCAGAACTAATCGGCGCTCGCCTTATGGTAAGCCCGTTCTCTTACAACAAGAATGGCTGGAGCAACCTCACAAAGAACGACGAGGATCTTTGGTACGACCCGGCATTGACGCCTCATTTTGTGAATCAGAGCACTGAGCTGGCAAATGGCCTTGTGCTATGCGGTGAGCTGGACGTCTTGCCTACCGCCATATTGCCGCTCAGTGGCTTGAGCAGCTACACAAGAAGCGCATCAACCATTGTCCCGCATGCCAAGCTCCAAATGGAGAGCGTATCGACCGCAAAGTACGAGCCTACAAAGCTCATGTACTCGACAGGTACCGTCACTCAGCTGAACTACATCCAGCGCAAGGTTGGCCAGAAGGCAGAGGACCATCACGTCTATAGCGCCTTACTGGTAGAGGTCGACGACGAGGGAACCTGGTTTGTGCGCCAGCTGTGCGCCGACAGTACTGGCACATTTTATGACATGGATCTGAAGATAGAGCCGCATCAGATCACTGGCGGTCATAGGGTCGACGCCATCAGCTTTGGTGATGTCCATATAGAAAAGCTCGACCCGGTATCCTTCAAGAACTGTTTCGGCGCGGGTCAAATGCGAGATGTCTTGCGGCCAAAGTACCAGGTCTTCCACGACATCAGCGACTTCACCGCTCGCAACTGGCATAACATCAAGGACGCGCATTTTCTAGCTGAGATGTTTTATCGCGGAACGGACAGCGTTCGCGGCGGTATGCAACTAGTCGCCCAGTTCTTGCGAGACACGCATTCAAATGAAGCGATGAGTGTGGTCGTTGACTCTAATCATGACCAGGGGTTCCATAAGTGGCTGAAGGAGCCGGGGCCTCGCACTGACCCGGTCAACATGATGTACTGGCACAAGTATAACTTGATGTGTTTGCAAGAAATCGAGATAGGAAACGCGCCTAGGCCCTTCCATGCTTCAGTCGCTGACGAGTACCGGGTGATGTTTGGCGAGGAGTGTGAGGCGATGTTTCTTGAGGAAGATCAGAACCTTACCATTAACAAGGTGCAGCTCGGCTCGCATGGACATCGCGGCCCTAAAGGATCAAGAGGGAACCCGAAGAATCATCGAGCGCTCGGACAGAAATACACGACCGGTCACACTCATGCCGCCGGCATTGTCGATGGAGTTTTTACCGGCGGCGTGATGGGTAAGCTGGATATGGGCTACAACGTAGGCCCGTCAGACTGGAGTCACTCGCACGTTATTCAGTATGAGAACGGCAAACGCGCAATCTACACTGAATATGATGGGAAGTGGAGAGCCTAAGCCAGTAATGCGGCGAGCTGCTTACCGAACATCAAGAATAATGAACCCATGAAGCTCGCGCCGGCGAACATCCATTTGATTTGAGCAACCTGGCTAGCCAGGTGTGCTTGGGTCTTGGTTTCATATTCCATATGCTTCGATAGCTTTTGATGCAAACCCATTACGTCCTCACGGAATTGCTTGACATCTGACTCGAGATGTCTTTGGTTGATTTCAAGTATTACTATTCTGTCATCTGCCATAATGGATAGTCCATCATTAGGTGAAAACCTTATTGTACCAATTTGATGCATGGGGAATAAACTTCCCTTAGCGGGTTACCGCCCGCTCCCACGTCCATGTCCCGCGTGCCAGTTCGTAGACTTCGCCGGACGGCCCCACTAGCTCCCAGTCGTATACCATATCTTCTTCATCCGAACAGATCTCTAGCGACTCCGTATCAGATTCAGTCAGCGTGATTGATACCCGGCCTGTAACGCCCCCCCGGTGCATGGTCAGGTTGCCATTGGCATCTGTGCATTCAAGGAAGATAGCGGCCTGTGCATTACGCCGAACGTGTAAGCGCGATGTGTATGAGCTCAAGTCGATGATTACGCTATCGGAATCCTTTACCAATAGGTCATAGGTTTTTGTAACGCCAAGCTTGACGTCATGATTGATGTAGTTTGCCATAATAGCGTTTTCCGATAGGGTAATTTCACTGGAACCAATAATCAAAACATTGGCCTGCAAGACTGGGCCGCCAAGCGTAACCGAGCCTGAGTCGTCATGAACGAACTCAATGCCCTGCCCCTCAATGATGAGGTAGTCGCGCAGAACAGCTTGCGCTGCTGCCGTCTTGGCAACAAACGCATAGCCGCGCCCTGGCGTTGCCGTAACTGATTGGTATGTTGTTGGCATGGTTATTAGACTACCACAAATTCCTCAGTGGTGGGAGCCTCAGTCATCGCTGTGACGGTAAGGGTCGCCGTACCGCCTGCGAATGAGTAATCCTCAATGGCGGTTGCCTGGTACTTCAGCGCTCCGCTAGTGAAGATTACCACGCGACCGTTCAGATGATCGGCCGTAGGCTCAGTAATCCCGGTCGTTGTGATGGTGGTCGTAGTGCCTCCAGTAGACGTTGCAACCATGATCGACGAGGCGCTTGCGCTCAAGTTCGTGGCGGAAGTCGTGTCGCCGGCCAGCGCCTGCATATCTGCGCTCATCCTGCCGGCAATCAACGCCGAAGGCAACCTGGACTGGATATCTTGGGTGTCAACCTCAATGGCTGCAACGCCAGCTTTGATCGTATCGATCTCAGCGTCAGCCGTCAATGCGTCAGCGACTGAGCTTTGTATGGTGTCATGTGCGAGCCTTGCGTATTCGATGATAGTAACAGCGCCACCCGAGTTGTCAGTCACTGGGCCGATTGCACCGCGAACATGAATCTCGCCTCCTGTGCATGATGCGCCAATGATGATCTGACCGGCGCCTTCGAACGATACCGTGGTGTCAGCAGTCATGCCGGCGAACTCGATCCCGCCGGAATAGTGACGCAAGTTGAAATCAACGACGCCTGCTGGGAAGGTCACGATAGGAGCGACGCCGCCCGCCACGCTTGAAAAGCATGAGTCCCACACATACGTACCTGGATTGGTGAAGACGGTATTTCCAAGTACGCCATTTCTCTTGGAGATATGCGGGCCAAGCTGCGCACTGATAAAGAAGGCATTTAGAATCACCGGAGTGCTGGTCGGCGCGATGCCGTCAGATGAGCCAGTCAATGCGCACTGATCAAACACGCTTCCGTTAATGGACTGACCACCCATATTAACGTTTCCGCCACTCCCTTGAATGTAGTAGTCCTCGAAGGCCGCGGTCAGAGTGACTTGCGCTTTTGGAGAAAAGATAACCCGCTTCAGGCCCAGTGACGCGCTAAGAGATGAAACGGCGTCAAGAGTCGACACTGGATTCGTTGCAGTGCCATCGGTGTATGGTACGGTCCCGGCATTGGCCGCATCGGGATTGAACCAGATTCCTCCTTGCTCATAAGCTGATGCCGTGGCCATCCTGCCGGCAATCAACGCCGAAGGCAACCTGGACTGGACGTCAACAATGCCAGCTTGTGACGTTGTCGTCCATACTGAGCCAGGGACACCGATAACCTGAATGCCGGCGGTAGAGCTGTCAGGAATCATTACAAGATGGTCGCCATTCGTCTCAGCCTGTGACAGATTGAACTCATAGTAACCGTCGCCAAGATCTGTCGGGTTGATATCGTCTATGGCGTTCAGTGCGCCGTCAATACGAAGGTCACCAGTAATGTTTGCCGCGTCACCTGCTGCCGGGGCCCCGGTTGCGAGCGTGAACGCAAAGACCGTCCATTTTTGCCCAGTTACGTTTTTTTGTAAACTCATGATTCCCCGCCAAGTAGTGAATAGTAGTAATTGAATATGCCAGGGACAGGACCAGTCGAGAATATGACGGTCACGTCACTGAATGTCGCACTATCATTATACAGGTCTATGGTGATATTTGCGCCGACAGTAGGTGCGACCTCGTTGAACGTTTCGCTGTTCGTGAACTTGTCAACAGTGATAACGGTAGAGATCTCGAGACCAACGTCATTGAATGACTCGTTATCGGTATAGTTATCAACAGAAATGACGGTACCGGACTGGACCGTGACGTCATTGAACGCCTCGTCGTCCGCAAATGTGTCGATCCCGATCGACGCGCCTACCTGAACAGTAACGTCGCTAAACGCTTCGGCATCTGCATAGGTACTGACCTCAATGACCTGTCCTATTGAGACTCCAACCGCATTGAACGTTTCGTCATCAGCGTAGGCATCGACGGCCACATTGGTCTGAGCTTCAGTCCCTACTGAGTTAAACGACTCACCAGTAGCCCAAGCCTCGACAGTGATTGTCGTGGGGCAAGTGCAGGCGACGTCATTAAAGACCTCGGAATCTGTATACAGGTCAACCGATACGGTTGTTCCTGATACCTCGTCTGCGCCGTAGACTCTGAATATAGGATAACGCATATTAGGCTACCGGGATCAGGATTTGATATGGGTCTTTGTAAAACTCTTTCTGCTCATCATCTGTTAGCATGCGATCCTCCCATACAAAAGCATGCGCGAAGTCACCAGTATACGGGTACCCGGCCGTCGGATAAACTGCCCATCTGTGACCAATTGATAGGTTAACTGGCTCGGAGTCATACGGCGCAGGGATACCAGTTATCGCGCCTGGATTCATCAAATCGCCATTTATATGCCCACGACAAGTACCATTACCGAAGTCTACAGTTATTCCGTATGAGTTCCAGCCTGACGAAATGGAGTTAACATGAAGTGATTGTGCAACAGACGTCCTGAAACTCAAGAGGTTTGATGCGCCTTGATACAGTTGCCAAGCTATTTTACTTGACCCATCACGCTGGCAAATAAGTGAGCCTGTAGTCCCGGTATGCTTGCAGGTAATGAACATGCTCATAGTGCGACCTAACCACTTAGGCGACAATCCAGTATCAAATCGATGAGCTGAGGAGGACGAAGTTGCAAGCGTAGGGCCTAGGCTTGATGTGTTAGCGCTGTACCCAACAACTTCCGGAACGGCATGCTGAACCAGATCTGCCGCCCTTTTTTCGTTGAACACATAAGCGCAATATAGGTTCTTCGCCAGAGGGTGACTGGTATCAACCTTGAACTGGCCAACTGGCCTACGCCCAGGGTCCATCAGGCCAGGCTGGCTCAGCATTGTTTGATCAATAATGGTCTCTGCCATGATCAGGCCGTCTTGTAGCTGCGACCACGCGCTGACAGCGCGGCAGTCAGCGTAACGGCACCATCATCATTGAACCAGTAGTAAGTAGAATCAGGAGCTGGATTGTTAACGCCGTACAGATAGTACTCGTCAGTCGTATTGTCAAGAGTGATCGTACCAACATACTCCTGAAGATAGGAGCCGGCCGGGGCAGGACTCTCGTCAGTGCCATCAGACGATCGGCGATAGATATGAACCACGCCGTTCTCAGTCGGAGTGCCTGAAGTTATGTCCAGCTTGAAATCAAGGATCGGGTACGTGCTCTCGGTTGCGCCAAGTGCGGTCGTAATAGTGGTACGGGTACCGGCAGAGAAAGCGCCATCTGCAACGGCAGATGAAGCTTGCACGGTTGCAAAGGAACCTTCAACATTAATGAGTTCGCCAGCCATTAGATATGACCTCCCGCCCTGAGTTGTAATGCGTTCTGAACTTCACCAGCGCGAAGCCCCGGCCATGAATGCGCCTGCTCTTTCGTCAAAGCCATCATGGTGTCGTATTCGCCCTGTGTGATAGCGCTAGCATCTTTCAACTGCGTAAGCACCGCTTTGGTCTCTGTCAATGCCAGGTTGATGCCAACGGTCTGAATACTGCGAGCAACGCGCTCGGGCAGCTGCGCCTCAAGCTTGGTAAGCAGGGCATCAGCCTGAGCCATGCCAAGTTCCGCCATCATCTTGATTTCGGTATATCGCGCCTCCTCCTTGTCAACGCTCTTTGTCTCAAGCTTCATGACGTCGAATGCTTCCTGGAACCGCAAGGGGTCGGCAGCGCCAAGGATCTCTTGAGACCGGTCAGCGACCGCGAGATAGTAATTTTTGTCTTTGATCATAATAGATCCTCGATTGTGCGCATTGTTAAGAGGCGCTTGTGGTGTCATTAGGTAGCGTCGAACAGTCCGCCGGCAGCGATCTGAAGCGTCAACGGGCCAGTGACAGTGCTTACTACTGATCCAAGGTCGATATAGCCAACAATGATCGAAGTGGCTTCAACACCTGTGTCCTTGTACAGGAGCGCATAACGAGCATCGGTAAATCCGCTTGCGTTCTGAGCCCATACGGTATCAGCGCAATCAAAGTTGACGGTCGTTGTCCCGGTAATGCTTTTGGAGGTTAACGCGGTTCCGCCGGCAGTGTAGTTTGCGCCAGTTACTTCATTGGCAGAAAGGTCGTTGATGTAGTCGTGCGTTGCTGCTGCTGGGGCCGTGGTGCTGTCTACAAGCATCCATTTGATCGTGTCGTCGTTCCAGTCAACCGTGTCCGTTGCGGCAACGGGGTTGACTTTGGAAGCTAAATACTTGTGTGTTTTTGTAAAAGTTGCCATTACTATTCCTCAGTTTGAGATTTCGGTTGACAGGCGTATATTGAAACTGATACCCTATGACTGTATTATAACCCATACAGGAGATAGATGCATGAGAGTATTAATTTTGACGGTTTTATTGGGTCTGAGCGGCTGCGCTTCGACGGGTACAGTTTGGACTGAGCCAGGAGCCACTGATGCGGAAAAGAAAGAGGCTGAAGTGGAGTATACAGCAAGAGCGTGGCGCAACTTGGCCACGACCATCCACAGCTATTGATCGACCTGGCGATTGCGGTACAGCCAAAGTACCGCTTTTGCCAGCTTAGCGATAATCTCCCTGTCAGTCATGCTCGAGTCAGTTACAAACTGCTCAATCCCATTGGCATCAGAGTCCAATAGGGCCTGAATCACGTCATCTTGCTTGAGTTGTCGGGCAGCTACCAACGCGGCTTTTTTTGTGCTGGACTCTACTTTAAACTTCATTTGCTTTGACCTCGATATAGTGTCGCGCTGTGATGTACGGGAACTTGCTGAGCGTGACAACATACTGGCCCGGCACGTCAAAAGTAATCTCAGCTGTGCCGTCATCGCAGATGAAAGACGCCTCTACCTCTCCAGTGATTGCTATATCGGCGCCTAACGGGCAAGTGATTGTGATCTCATCAATGTCCTCAGTCGGGCTGTTGTTAGAGCATATCGACGCCATCTCTATCTTGTCCGCCAGCTTATTATTCTCATCGACATACTTGCCGCTCACGTCAATAGAATCGATTTCGATTTGCATCAGATCGGAATCCACGAAGTCGCCCGGGCCAACGTTTAGTACCTGATGGATAAGGCCGGACTTGTCGTACAATGCATAATATTTTGTTGTCATCTTTTCGCGCCGTCGATTGCTAATGAGGTATCTGCCTTTACTGTCATGGTTGAGCCAAACATCCGGACGTGTAATGTGTAGGCAAACGTCCCGGTGCCAGGTGTATCAAAAATCTGATACAGCTTGTCTATAGATAAGTTCGAAGGCAATGACCACGATCCGATAATGGTTGAGCCTCGCCTAACTTGCCAGAAATGATCGTCTCCGCTAATGCCGGTGCCGACGCATGTTGCATCATACCATAGATTGATCAGCACTCCAGTGTTGCCGGCAGGTAGCGTGATTGAGGCCGGAGCAAGTACCGCTGTCCACGCGCCATACGAAAGATTGATATCAGACGTGCGTTTTGCGAACCTCATCACCGTAACGGCGTCGCCGGCAACCTGTAACGAATCGACTGCAGCCGTGGCAATCTTGGCGTTAGTGACAGCCAGGCTTGCAATCTGAGCTGACTGTATAGCGGCGCTTGCCATGTAGGTCGTGATATTCCCAGAGTTGACTTGATCTAGCGTAGCAAAGTTGCCCTGATTCTTGATGGCCTGAGCATCTATCAACGCGTCGCTGATCGTTACTTCTGCTGTTCCAATTGCACTGCTACTTATATCGATATCCCACCCTGAATCCCAGCCTGTCGCATAATTCAAGTGTCCGCCCTGAAAGTCCCTCACAACCACTTTGCAATACGGCCATGAAGAAGACGAGTTACCGATTCGAATAGCGGGGGCGGTTGCAGAACTGAGAAAGGTAACGGCGTTATCGCCCGCAGTGCTACCTATTAGTCTGGCAGTGCAGTTGAGCCATCCTCCGGACCCGTAGTTGTACCCTGATACCTCAAGCGAGAATGAGCGTGTCGTGTTGTAAAGAAACACATCCACAGTGAACTTCATCATGGTATTGCTGCCAGCTTTGGCTGTCGGCAAGTTGACGTACAGGTAACCGGTGTTTGACGCTACGAACCCTGCGGATGCAACGCGAGTGATGTGAACTGCTGCATTTTCAACCCGCATGTTTGCTACCCGACCGTCAGCATAGTCGGTCACGTCAGCGTTTGGCGCAGGGATGTTCGTGCCGGTAATATTGTCCCAGTTGATATTCGCGCCTGAAGAAATGGCGATGTTTCCGGACGAATCATAGATAGTTAGGTCCTGGCCCTGAATGCCTGCCGACTTATCCATCCTCCAGCCTTCCTTGTTGCCGCCAACGTCCCAGTTGCTCGACTGGATATAGTCTTTAACTGCAGCGTTGTTGATTGCTGCCGTGGCAACCTTGAGTTCAGTGATCGCGCCATCTTTGATTGCAGCGTTATTAACTACCGCCGAATCAACCTGAAGCTCATTCGTGATGATCGCACTATCAGCAACGAGCTGAGTAGCTCCAACCGTCTGAGCAAGGACCTGACCGCCATGAGTAATTACACCTCCGCGATCGCCTACCTGAAGATCAGAGCCACCGCGATACGAGGCCAGAATGACCGCCTTGTTTGCTAGTGCCGTGGTCAGGCTGGCCGTTACCTTGATAGTGCCGTCAGTCGGGTCAGTTTCGTTATAGAAATACAGGATTCCAGAAGACCAGCTTGTATCACTTCCGCTTGTAATGGCCTGACTGGCCTCGGTACTGAGATTGTAACGCGTGCCTGCATCCCATGTCACGGTATCAGTCGCGCTGTCAGTCACTCGAAGGTCAAGACCTTCATACCGATACTCGGTTGGCACGAACTCATCCGCAACACCAACGCCTGTAGTACTGTACTCCGAAGAGTAGTTCAGGCCGGTCTTGCCGTATGAGTCGTAAGCCGCGACTTTGACATAAAGTGTCACGTCCTTTTCAATCGCAAAGACTTGGTTGCTGTTCGGGCCGTCATAGATCAAGTTGGTAGGGCCAGGAGTGAAGCCGGTCGATGTCGAGGCGTGCATCACATAACCGATCGTGTCACGCTCTGCACTCGGAACGATATCAATCCAGTATGTCTCGAGCCCGGCCGTAATGACGCCGCCTTCAAGGCTTGGAGCGGCCGGGGTTGGGTTGGTCACAACCAGGTTTGTCGCTGAAGACACTGCGCCCTTGACGTCCCTGGCATAAACCTTGAACCCAAAGGACCGAACTGGTGAGCCTTGATCCGCAACAATCGTGTCATATGCGTAAAGGAACTTAGTTTGTATGGTCCAGTATGTGGCGTGTTGCGCTATGAATGAGGAATCCCAAACCTCGACCTGGTAATCCTTCAGGACAAATGCCAAGTCGGAATTGGCCGGGTTCTCAGTCCATTCGATTTGACAGTCACGGGTATCGAACTCTGTAGTGGATGCGCCGTCAACAACCTGCAAGCTCAACACTGGATTCAATGATGACGCGCTGCCGCTCTCTAGGTCGTATGTCAGCTTGGCATAGGCCGAAGTGACGCCACTTACATTAACGGCAGCTACTCGAATATCGTACTCGCCAAGTAACGCGCCTTCAATCAGGAACTCGGTAGGCAGGACATCAGTATGAGTAATGAAATTCCCATTATCCCTACGGTAGGATACGATATATGATTGGGCACCTGCCGGCTCTACCCAGTCAATCCGAAGGTTGACATTGAAAGGCCCATGCTCTTCGATTGCGGTCAGGCCGGTGACTACCGCCTGTGTGTACTGGTCAATGATCGAATACTTGCCATCGGCCAGTGTAACGTTCGCATCTACGTTTGCGTACTTGCCGGCGTCATACTGAACGGCAGTGATACCGAAAGTATTGTCATCATTCTGAGTGATCCCGACAACCCGAAAAGGCATTGGGTCAACCGATCCATACATCAAGAATGAGCTACCGACCAGCGCCGCGTCAGTAAACGTGCCATTCACTACTGACAGGGCTCCACCCATATCGGTAACGGCAACGTCGTTCAACGTCTCGCCATCCTGGCCATAATACTTGATCCTCCAGCTATCGATAGGCAGGTTGCCGGTAGCTGCGTCAAAGGTGATCGTGCTTCCAGTGCTGGCCGTTACCTTGCCGCTTGCGCGTATAGACGCGTAATGTTCGTCCTGGATTTCAATGACAGAGTAAGGCCGGATATCAAGCCGGTTCATGCCGATAGTGAACTCAACAACTTCGAGGTCTGACAGCTCACTGTATCGATGCCAACGACCTACGCGCACCGCCTGCTTCTCGTCAGTGCAGCCATAGGCGATGACGTTCTTCTCGTTGATCCCGTGCTTAGTGATGTCAGTCGCATCGGTAACGGTAATCGTGTCCTTCAGGAAGTTGTTTTGACCGTTGTTGTAGGTGACGTTTATCGTGTTGGCCCGATCGGCATTAGTACCTGACTTGTATGTGAACAGGCCGTCGACCACATCATTGACCGTGACGATATCGGTAACGTCCGCAGGCGAATCCTGAACGATCGTGATCACCCCGCCGATCTGCAAGACATGAGCATGACACACGCTAGCAATGCCCTGTATCAGCTTCCAGCTGTTTTGCCGGGAAGTGATCGGGCTATTAAATGTGAAGCGCGGTACTGACTCGACCAGTTCATCGCAATACTCAGCGACGTCATAGAACGCGAACTTGTCAATATCACCGATACTGATTCCCATCCCGTATCGAGTATGAGTCAACAGGTCAAGGATGATCCATGCCGGGTTGTTCGTGTACTGAATCAGAGCGTCGAATCCGCCATCCCAAATGCCAGTGTAAACCCTGGTGACCGGGTTGTAGTTGTTCGGGATCTGCATCTTCATACCCTTGATATCAAACGTCCTGGTCGGGATACGACCCTGAAGCTGATGAGCAGGCAAGAAAGAAGCATTGTACGCGACATCCGGATAGGACTCATTCAGGTCCTGGATCTCGTCGTACGAATAGTGGTAGGTGTCCTTAACGTCCTTGGCTGACGAGCTATCAGCAGTGATCCTACGCAACCTGAATGCCCAATCATTCGGCGGGGTAGCGAATCCAGAATGAACCCGAACTTGCCTACGATACTCATTCATGGTCTTGCCGCGCAACGTCACCTGAGCACGTTGGAACCATGAGCCGGCCGGTGGATCACGAGTGTCGATAGCAATGACTACCTCGTTACCAACCAGATCACCTTTCGATGTCTGAGTGTACATGGCACTTACGCCAAGCGTGATCAGAACCGAGTCGATACCAGCGCCGCTCACACTGTATGCAAGTGGAGTCGCTTCGGTCAGCTGAGTGCCTTGAACAAAGGTCGCGCTGACGTCAGTGAATCCCAGTACCGCTTCTTGCGTAGATGTCCCTGTGCGCGTGACTGTGCTAGCGCCTTCATAGTTGGTGATCGGGTTGCTTTCCAGATACACCTCGCTAACGCTATCGATCGGCCCCTCAGACAGGAGATCGAGGACCTTGGCCGTCTGATGACTGAATAAAGTGTCGTCCTCTTCGCGAGGCGTATAGCTGCTTCCGCCTCCTTTCTCTCCCAGTATAGTCAGTTCTTTGGTCATTATGCTGGTCCCTCTTCGGTATCAAGCCCGGTTGCAATGACGATCGATCCGCAGCGACACTCGCCGTAAACGATCGGTAATGGTGCGCCTTGGTTCTCTGTGTTCACGCCGCCATTGAAATATATGTTGTTACTACGCTCAGACTCGTCACTTGCGAAATCTGGCGCATCGATCGAAGGCGCTAGCAAGGCGTTGATTGCGTAGGTCAGCGCGAAGTTCACGATAAACGCAGCCGCCGTAAAGGCGAAAGTGCCAGCAGTCAATCCAATGAACCCGGCGACCGCCGCGCCAACTTCGCCGCCGACATGAGGCGCGACGTGTATTTCAGCGCCTGTCGGTACCAGCCCATCAGTCATTGGCTGCACTTCGCCGTCTACCTTGAGCGCGACAATGTACTCGCCCTTGAGTAGCGCCGCCTCGACGTCCTGGCCATACTGTCTCAAATAGGAAAGCAGCTCCATCTGGCTCGAGATACCTGCCTGGACCTGGCATGGTACCAGGCTAGCAAGATCACCGTATACGAAAATATCATTCATGGAATATACCTAAACGCCTTGTTTATATGTGACCGAAATGCACCAAACGGATATGCTGCTGACACCTTTCTGTGTAACTGTTGTAGAAGTTTTCCGCCCTGCCATATAGCTGCGTGGTCATACGGATTCAAAATGGACATAACAATCATATCACCTTCCATGACATGCTTCAGCTCGACCTCCTGCCAAGTGACCGGGCTTTGCTTGATCCCATCAAGGTACGTGTTTGCCGGAATTCCTTTCTCCCAATCCACATAGTGGTATCTGATATCAATACCGAACGTCTGCCAGTAATAGTCCCGAACCAATGAACCGCAGTCGTTATTGAACCAACAGAACTGACGGCCAAGTAACGGCCTGTCCCAGCTCATCGGGAACCAAAGCAAAGGCGACACGTTCTCCCCCTCGGTACTGGAGATGCCCCAGGGGATATTCATGCGCTGCTGACACATTGCGTCCGCGTAGGATGGCGTGCGCTCGTCATACCTGCACTGAGGCGTCCCTAGCGGATACGTATGGCTGTGCAGGACCGCGATAGGCTGGCACTTGATATAATCGGCCGGGGTAACCTCGAACGCCTTGTCAGGAGCCTGTGCGACGTTCTCAACCTGTATTAGACGCAAGTCTGGGGTGATCAGAGCGACCGCTTCATGAGGAAACGCACTCAATACGATTTCGCGCCATTGCTTCTCTTGCGCTGGTGTCAATGTCATTGTCATAATTTGATCCTGGATTTGGCTACGCCCGGGAAATCGTTACGCAACACTTGGCGACGAGGAAGCTTTACGCTTGCCCTGTCCAAAACAGATGCCAGCTTGAACGATATGGCGTGCTTGTTATGGCTTAGCTTTTGCTCGATAATGTATTTGGTCTCGGAGATCTTTTCGCCGTCTTCGAATATCCTTATGTATACAACTTCGGACCCGACCATGCCGCCGTACTGAATTACTTGATCCTGGATGTCCAATGATATATTGCTAACGGTCAATGTGGGCTGCGCCGGGGCCTCGCCGAACCGCTCTCCGACGCCATCAATCATGATCGGCAGTCTAGTGTATGTGTTGAGGTTGTAGTTTACGTTACTGTCCTCGTTGTTCGTGAACCGCCAGAACTGATACGTGGCCGTATTGTCTTTGACGGTGATCTCGAACAGCTCAACAACAGCGCGCGTAGAGGTGCCGTGCTCTCTCATCAGAACGCCTGCTTAAGTGTAAGGGAAACGTCATATGCGCCGCTCGAGCTTGGTAGGACGCTATAGCTGTCTGCACGGAAGGTCAGCGCGGTGGCCTGCCCCGGCGGGGTCCAAGTGATAAGACCGGTGCCATCTGTGCTGTTCAGCGCAGAGACAAAGGTATCGTGATCCGCTTCGGAAAGCTGCTGGTAACCGATCGTCCAGCTCTGACGGACGTTGTTGATACCATCAGCCGCGCCTTGAGAATAGCCGTTACCGAATTGAGTTATCTTTGTTTTGAACTCCGTTTCCCCCTGGACCTGCCAGGAGATACGGGATTGAAGTGGTAAGGAGATGTCAGCCATTGGTCATACCTCGTATAAGATATGACCATTATAGCACTAACTCCAGTTGGACCCCGGATTCAATTGATTGCCAGGGCGCGAGCTGTTGCCAAGCTCCTGCTTGACCAGGCCACGGATAGCCATTACAACCTCTTTAGAGATCTGCTCACCGTCACCTTTTCCCTGAACGTTTACTGTAGTCTGTATTGTAACAGACTTGCCACCAGCACCTTCAGCGATGACGCCTAACGCGCCATTCGGCCCCCGGGTAAGTGGTAGTATTGCTTCGGGCCCGGCCTCGCCTAGAACGCCTGTTTTGCCACCGCGCATCGGGAACGCCGTAGGGCTATCGAACACGCCGCCATTCGCGAATGGAACAACGCTTCCCCCATTGAATGCGTTCCCATTGGCGTTCATCAATACATTGACTTGCCCTGCACTGCCTGCAAGGCTTACCCCGGCCGTGGTGTTTATTGGTGAAGCTGCACCGCCAAGCAAGCCACCGAACAGCCCGCCAAAAAGTCCGGTAAACTGCTGTTGCAACTGGATCTTGATCAGGTCGAGGATCACCGCCTTGGCAAACCCCTTGAATGCGTCCTTGCCCTCGGTAGCGAAAGTTATCAATCCATCCAGTGAGGTATCAAGCCATTTCTGAGTCGCCTGCTGTTTCTTCATTTCCAGATCCATCTCATCCTTGGCGATGTCATTCAAGACTCTCAAGCGCTCATCCTGGTATGCGGCCTCCATCTGAATATCTTTCAGCCTTGCCTTGGCCGCTTGTTTCGCCATCAGAGTGTCAAGACGCTCCTTCTCCTTAAGGAACTTGTCAGCCGCTTCCTTACGCACCTTCAGCTGAGCTTCGACCGCGCGCTCCTCGGCTGCTGCCGCCTTACTGATCTCGATTTCCATTGGCTTCCTATCCCGCGCTTCCCTGATATCGCGCATTGCCTGTAGTTCATTCTTGACGGCTGCCAGCCTTGCCTTTGCGTCGCCAAGCGTATCGTTGCGATTCCTTCCTCGCCTGCCCCTGGAAATCCTGCCCTCCAGCTCGAGCTGCTCCTTCAGCAACGTATTGAACTTGTCCTGCGAGGTCTGAGTATCAATGATATGAAAGAACTCAGCCAGGTTCATTACCGATACGGCGATGTCCGACTTCATCTCTGCCCATTTGAGCGCCATCGGGGCCAGCTGTAGAGCGGCGTTGTTTTTGATGATCTCTTGTGCGCGATTCACCAGGCCAAGCTGCGTGGCCACGTCCTCGGCGCCGGCAACAACCTCATTACTCAGTATCGCGCCGTACTCCTCCATCTTTTCGATCAGAGCATCCTGTTCAGCTGTCGTGGTCCTGATCACCTCGATCATCTCATTGCCGCCGGTCACCCCATAAGCTTGCGCAGCGTGTGCAACCTGAACAGTGAAGTCAGCCGTGTCCCGCAGTTTTCTATGGAACTCGTCTTGGACGTCAACCGCAGTTCTGAACTGCCCGGTCGAGTCGGTTAGTGAGATCTTTAACATCTCGAGCGTTCCGGCAAGCTGACCAGTACCGACCTGCGCCTGACCTAAACGCTTCACAAACTTTGCATAGTTGGCCGTGACCTTATTGACAGACACTCCGGCCGCTTCCCCTACAATAATCATCTTCTGATATGCTTCAGCTGTAAGCCCTACTTTCTTGGCGTTCTTTCCAATCAGGTCAATGGACTTGGCCGCATTCTCACCAGCCTTGGCCATGCGGTCCAAGCCGGCGATAACCGCAGCTGGAACCATGAGCGCAGCCGCCGCGCGGAACGAACTGATTCCACCTTGGGCTTTACTCAGGCTGCCATTGAAAGACCGAAAGGCCGTCTTCGACCTATCTTCGGCTGTCAATACTGTTTTGACCTTAGCTACCATTTTGTGCTTCCGCCTTGATGTTGTAGTAAGCTATCCAGTGATGGAACTCGTTGACGCTCATCTTCTCCATGAGATCCTCAGCCGTCATCCCTAGCTTTTCAGCCAGGAAAAAACATGAGCTTAGCTGAGCATCTCCCTTCAGTTTCCCTCTGCTTCCTCGATCGATATGGACGCCATCATGGACAAAGCAATGCGCTTCAGAACATGGGACTCACCCTTCCTGGCCAGCTTCGGCTTATCGTCCAGATTGAATAGTTTATTGCCGTCACTGTCCATTGCCTTGCGAACTACGATCTCAACAAAGCCATGCGGGTCGTCGTCCTTCATGAAGCGCTTTACAGCTTGATCGTCCTTGATCGTGTAATAGTCGCTGTAAATAATCAATGGACCGTTATCATCGCCCCATTCAGGAACCTCGATCTTGACCTTGTTCTGACTGAACCGGCCGGATATACGGTCCATGATACTCATACTACTGTAGACTCGCTCATAACGCCTTGAAAAGTGTAGCTCGAGGTGATGATGCCGTCCTTAGATGCGTTGTAATTGACCGACTCAATTGTAACGGTACCAGTCCGATAAACGTCTCCGGTTGTATTGCCTTCGAAGTACGCATTGATGACTACCTGCGCACCAGTCGTAAGCAGAGTCTGACCAGTTGCGTCAGTCTCATCCCAAAAGCATTCGATCGTACCCGAGCCTTGCTTCAGGTTGTCGGAAATGTAAGACAGGGCAGAATCGCCCATGTTGCTGTATGCCAGGACATTGACTTGCTCATTATAGGTGATGCCCTGAACCTGCGCGATTTGGGCAGCGCCCAAGTAAACTGAACCCTCGTTGCCGTGATGTACTGGCATGATAAAATCCTCTTAAAGTTGAAATAAATGTTACCGCTATATTATAGCAAACTTCCAGGAGCGGCGGAGTCTACCAGGTACTCAACTGCCCATTCTTGAGCGGCCAAACCATATGGCCGGTCGCCGTCGGCTTCCACGCTGAACTCTGTTCCTACCAGCTGAATATCCTTGACTGGTAATACCGCGCTGTACATCGCCGCCTCTACCGTCTCGCACAGCGAGTCGATTGTATCTTCAACGCCGGTTATGGCCGTTGCGCGTATCTCAAGCACCATCCGAATCGTGCGATAGGTCAGTGTGCCTAACGCGCTCTGATCCAGAAGCACATCTTCGCTTGCAAAATAGGCCATCACGCACGGCATTTGCTCATCTGTGACCGGCAGGTACCTGGTGTCATATACGTTTGCCGTTGTTGCCGCGTCGATAGCTGCAACGATATCTTCTCTGATCTGTTGTCTAGCGTGCATGTCTTCCTAATCGCCTCCTGAGTTGGTGCTCAAAACGTTTAATGAATCTGGCCTGTGCGCCCTGTCTAGCGTTTCGACTGATAACTGATTCGGCCGACCTGAACATATCAATGAACTGATTCTTGATCGGGAGCCGGTTGCCTGTCCTGCGCTTAAAAACCTTGCTCTCGTACTTGAATGCCTGATCGTACATCTTGCCGCCGGCGCGAATACCGCGCTTTGTCTGAGTGGTCTTCATCCGACCTATATTGACCCTGGTCAACAGACTTAGGACCACCCTGAGTCTACGCCTGTTCGCTTTCTTTACAATCCTGAACTGCTCTCGAATTAGCTTCTTGGGCTTGATATGGTACTCCGTTGAGAGATCATTCGTGGAGTCGGTCCTAAGCTTCCGGGAAGCGTCGTTAAGCGCTGTTGCGGCCGCTTGTGGGATATGCTTGTGCTCGACGTCGCGCATCAGTCGCTTGACTTCCGTATCATCGAACTGAACATCAATCCTCATGCAGAATGACCTTAGACATCCCGAAACCGTCATCATCGATCTGCCGGACTGTGAAGTAAGTATTACGCGCGTAGACGCCATCCCCGAACGTAAGGCCATCGATATCGGCCGTGCGCATCTGTACTGAAGGAACGCTCGAGTTGATTGAACCGATGCCGTCATCAAGGTCCACGAATCCGCGCTCATAGATCCCGGTCAGCTTGAGGTTCCTGCGGTCAGGCCATAGAACAACGTCCTCGCCAAACGCCATTACCACCCCAAGCAGATCATCGTCAGTTATTATGCTCATATAAAAAACCTTGATTGGTAATTTTCCGAATATGGTATATCATTAATATTGAAAGACAGTATATCACACCACGGAGATAAGACCATGCTAACAAGACGTTGTGAAGAAACAACAATCATCGAAACAGCTGCTCGCGTCGCGATGACAGTCGCAATGATATTCACCTATGCGGCAATCATTGTAGCGGTCGGTCATCTACTAGCAATCACAGGAGTTTAATTGAATGAAATTTTCAGCAACATCATCACTGAACAACAACAAAGCCAAGACACCACTGTACGATACCGAGGTCAAGGTCGCAATCCCTCGAGCACTTGGCGGGGATGATGTAGGGACAAGCCCGCTCAAGATTATGTGTAGCGCCGTCGCTTCTTGCGTCCTGCTTATGGTTGCAAACCAATTGGATGAGCAAGATTCGGAAGGAATGCAGGTTTGTGTCAGCGCGATGAAGGCCAGAGTCAAAAAAGGCGAAACCACCTACCTTACCAACTGGAAAATAGATGTCACGCTCATTACTCCACTGACCGATGACATCATTGACTCTGTTGAGCGCGGAATGAGCGAATGCCCGGCAGAGCAACTGTTGATCCGCGCCGGCGAGAAACCTACGCTTGCGATTTACGGGATCGAGGGCTTGCGCGCATAAAAAAAGGGGAAGCCTTGCGACTTCCCCCAAGTTAACCCGGCCAGGAGAGTAACCGGGTTAAGTACTACTTGTTACGGTGTGTCATTCGAATGACAGAAGGATACCGCATTGCGGACCGCAATATCAACGCTCTGGAGAGCAACGATACGAACGGTACCGGTAGTGCTGGCCGTATAAGGATCAACGGTCAGATCCAGACCACCCCAAAGACCAACCAGCAGGTCGCTGAAGTTACCGAAGAACACGTCACCAGCTGTGACCTGCTGAGAAGCAACGGCGTTATAACCATTAACCTCATCATTCTGCCATACAGCATTGCTACCGGTGAACTGCTCCAGGCCCTTGAGTCCGCCGCGTGTTGTTGCGTCGGTCAGGTAGGAGATTGAACCAAGGTCAGCATTGTCAACGGCAACAGCAGTTTCCATTGCAATCAGCTCTGCAAACGTAGGAACGGCTCCAGCGAAAGTCGTGCTGTTGATTCCGGTTGTGTTGGCGATACCTTCAGGCTGGCCAGACAGGCCGGTGCCGTACAGTGACGCCTCGTCTATTGCCAGCGCGATAACGCGAGCGATGTCGCTGCGCACCAGTGCTTCGATGCTAGGAGTAGACTGCATGATCAGTTGACGAGTCATGTCAGTGAAAGCGCCCAGTGTCTTAGGAGCCATTGCGACCTGGCCAACAGCAACTTGAGACTCAGTAGGGGCCCCGCCTTCGGTACTAACCCAGTATCCAGTCGTTGCGCTGGTCTGCTTCGGGATAGCAACGTTACCAACCAGGCCGGACAAGTAGGTAGCGCCAACTCTTGGAAGTACACTTGCATTGCGCAGCTGCTCAATGAAAGAACCGGACAGGAGGTTCGTAGCAACCAAGTTACCACCAGCAGTACCGGTACCAACGTTCTGATCACGAGCCAGGACGTCATAAGGTACGACGACGCCACGCGCTTCAGGATTGCCAGCAGTTACGGCAGCGCGAGAAGCTTCCAGCTCAAAAGCGGCCTCTTCCTGTGCTTTAGCGTCATTCGGCAGCATCTGAGCACGCAGGGCGCGAACTACAGAGTAGTCTTTAACTTCCTTTTCGTTCAGGCCGATAACGGCTGGTGCGGTTTTCTCGCTCATTTCTCTTTTCTCCACAAGGTCGCCTAGTACGGCAACGTTAAATTCAGAAAGGCTTTTGCCTTCCTTTACAAAGGTGTCAGCCAGATCGGCAACGCCAAACTGCTTGCCTGCTGCCATGATGTCACGCACCCGGGATAACTCTGCTTTGCGAGCTTCCTTCTGAATGCCTGCGACATCTACTTCAACAGCCGGGGCAACTTCCGCCTTTTCTAGCTCATCGGTTTTGACTTCATCAGTCATTGGTAATTCCTCGTTTTCATTGGTTTCAGATTGAGAACGTCCGACGCCGACCGTCGCATCGGCAGGTACGCTCACGATAGAGACCTCAAATGGTCGCCAATGAGCACGAACAGTATTACCAGTACCATCCTCGCCTTTGACCTCATTGAGTTCTGTAATTTGGTATCCTACCGAGACATTTGTCATAATGCCGTCTTGAATATCCGTTAGCACCTCCTGTGCTGCTGCGCGCTTAGAGAACCTTACTCTTGCGCGTCCTTTGTCATCAGAAATGCCTGCCGCCTCCACGACGCCAATCACTTCATCACGATTATGGTTCATGAGCAACGGCGCTTGACCGCTACTAATGAAGGAGAAATCAGCCTCTTCGTCGGTATGCCCAAGCACCTCCATGCCGAAGCTCCGCTCGTAAGGCATTTCACTGGAGAAGGACAACTCAAGTGATCCGCTCTCATTGATATCCGCCGGCGACACTGTTGCCGACCTGAAAAATTTTTCATTCATCTGTTTGTACCTCATTTAAACCCATGCCCTCGAGCATCTCATTTTCTTGCGCGATCTCTTGCGCGACCTGTTCAAAATCCACGCCGTTCTCTGACGCTATCATGGACCTGGATTTTACTTTCAAGTCCAGCGCGGCCTGTGCAGCCTGTGTATCCTTCAATGGATCCACCCATCCCCAGCGCCTGCCGGTGAATACAGGGTTCTTGAACTTGTCGAATTTCTTTGGACCCATCGGAACTGAATTACCCATAAGTATAACACTTAGCCAGCGTTCCCACACGGGCACCATGAATGACCGGATAAACCACGATTGCTTATCCATCCACATTTCTCGCTCGGTAATCAACTCTTGCCGTGCACTGCTGAAATTCGCTGACTCGTAGTCGCTGGCCAAACTATGATAGGAAACGCTCAATCCACTGGCCACGCTTCGAAGAATCGCCTTCTGAACTGTCGGCAGGGTATCGGCCTGCTTTCCACGATCAACGTCATGAACAGACCAGCCACGCGGCAGGATCTCAGTACTGCCTGGCTCGATATCCCGCACAGTCGCGCCGTCTACCTCCTCGCCGGTAAACTCTTCGGCCTCGCTGCCCGGGATCAGGTAAGAGCCGCGTGCGGCAGCGACCCTTGCCGATACCACAGTTGATTCCGTCATCTTCAGTAAGTGATGGAGGTCTAGTAATACGCTGGTAGCCCAAGGCAAGCCGCGAACCTGAGTCGGGCTATCCCTGTCAACCAACGGTATCAGGTCTTCGGCTGGTATTCTTCTGCGGCGCACGTCAGGATTTACCCTCATTGCGTCAGGGTCAGTGGTGTCGATCGAGAACATATGGTAAGCGACGATCGTCTCACCTTCATACTCAACGCCACCGTAAATACTGCCCTCGTCGTAGTTCTCATCCAGCCTGTCGCCTGGCAGGTAGTTCAGTACCAGGCCGCGTACTGGATCAGTCACCAACTCAACAAAGCCGTCGCCGTCGCGGGCTACCGACTCAATAACCTGCTTCTCGAACTCCTCAAGAGAGATGCCGCCATGCATTGTTGGTCTTTTCTTCCATTCCTTCCATTCGGCCTGAAGCGCATCATTAGCGAACTTGTCAAGCTGTCCGTTCGCGTCAATGCCGCGTACCGACAAGCGGATACCATTCGCCCCTACGATATTCGCTCTGCACAAGCGCAGGTATCTGCGCAAGTAAGGATTATTGGTCGCGGCCTCCCTTGAGCGCTTGCGTGTCGTGGCCAAGCCCTCGCGGATATCGGCGTTAATAGAGTCGGTACCTATCCAGTCCGAGGTCAGACGGGAAATGAGCGATGCATAGATTGAACGCTTCTGTGCTTTCTTTTTGAATCCAAACATTACACGAACCTATAATGAACTGCTGTGATTGGATTATCGCGCTTGTCTGCCGCGATTTTCCTGGAATAGTAAGCGTGCCAGTTAACCAGCTCGCTAAACGGAATCCTGACCAGCGACTGACTACCGATCGATAGCGACTCCTGGTCTGTAGTTGCTCGATTCTCAAGCCTGGCTTCGATCGCATCAAGCATGATCTGGTTATGTGAACGCTGATCGGACCCGGTAACGATATCGAGCGGGTTGGCTAGTGCAACGATCTCGCCTTCATCTAGAACCGCCCGGTCATTACCAAGCGAAACGTAAAAGACCGCTGTATACCTGCCTTTCTTCCAGTTAGCCGTAGTGGCACCTTGCGCATCAAACATGATCTCGCTATCGACAAGCGACCCGATCAGGTTGATAGTCTGCGGTCCACGCAATGCAAGGTTATAGGTCCAGGTTGCCTCCGGATAATCGCTATCCTCGTCGACGACGTATTCCAAGGTATCACCAATATAAAAATCGAAGTTCACAATTTTAAGCCTCCCATCCAGCCGCCGGACTGGCGGGGTTTGCGTTGTCTTGATATTTGCTTCTTGACCTTTTCAACTCGGTCAGTACTGTTTGCAATATCTTTAATCTCCTTGATTATATCACTTTCCTGACGTTCAGGCTGGACGCGCATGGCCTTAGTTTGCATGGCCTCAATCCTATCGTAGTTCGGCGTCAACATTTCGACCAGCGCCAGGTTGTAGGCCCTGACGTCTAGCGCCTCGTTACGCTTTCCTTTTGGCAAATGCCATGCCTTGTACGGGACTCCCTGCTTTTTCTTGATCACGAACCGCTCTGCCGTCAGCATATCGAAGTACGATGTCTCATATGTAGCAGGAAAATGACAGTAACCTGGCCCTTTCGTGCTGATCTGCATCCTGGTATACACTGCTTCCTTGGCCTGATCGACGCCGATGATCCATACCGCGCCACCTTTGTTCGTCTTGGATGGGGTTCTGGGCGCGATCGGTCTGTTACCGGCGGCACCTTTCAGCGCACGCACACCTTTTCGGGCGTGCTTCCGGGTGAAGTCGTAGACCTCGCTCGTAGCACTACCGCCTGAGTCAATCCCGTAAAGCTTGATCTCCATGACCAGCCCGTCATCGCGCAAGTACTCCTTGCCGAAGAACTGCTCGAGCTCCTCCCAGGTGCTAGGCAAGGCAGGGCTGCCGATGATCTGACCATACTCGATTGACCATGTTTCCCGATGCCTGCCACTACCCATAACCTCATATTCCAGGCGGTCGTTCTGGACGTCTATCGCCATTGTCAGCAACATAACTCCCTTGGGTATTGTGTTCTCGTCGTAGTCGCTTTGGTGCGCGGTGAAGTCGTGATCGTCAACACCTTGTGTGACGTCCTTCCAGGGCAGGCCAAGGCGCGTGTTCATGAAGACCTTTAGCTTCTCGAAGTCTTGCTGTGACGCTAACCACTGCCGGACCAGCTGCTCGAGCCGAACCCAGGGCGAGCATATGGCCGATACATGAAAGCCCTTGACCGGGTGGCCGGGACGCTCTTCGATCCACTTGCCGTTGATAACTGCCTTGTTACGCTCCGCGTCGTCATGTGCAGCGCCGCACTGAGGGCAATGCAACATAGCGGACTTAGGGTCATGAGCGCCTGAATCTTTTTTTCCCCACTTGACGTTATCCCATATCGGCTCGAAGTCCTCCAGGCAGTGAACGCACTGCGCATAGTAGTGTGCGCGTGTGCTGTGCTGGTACCTGTTATAGATCCGCGAGGTCTTCTCGTCAGTCGGGGAGCTTATCAGGACGATTAATCTGTTATGATAGTTGGCAGTACGTTGGATCGCCAAGTCAACCGGGTCGCCCTCTGTGTTGCTGATACCGTATCTATCAATCTCATCTGCCAATACCAGCCGGATCGGCCGCGAGGCCAGGTGCGAGGGGCTATTCGATCCAACAAGGACAATGTAGCCGCCTCGGAAACTCTTTGCAAGGATGGTGTTCGCGCTGTCACGAGAACTGTCAGGGTTTACAATCTCTGACAGTTCCTTAGTGTCGCGTATCATCGGGGCCAGGCGCTCCTTGGAAAACCCCTTGGCATCCGTCTCGGTAGGCATGACCAACAAGATCGGGCAAGGGTCGATATGCATATGCCGGCCAATGATATTCAGATGGGTCTCAGACTTACCGACCTGTGACGCCGACATGACAATGATCTCGTGATTCCGTGGATCAGAGCACGCGTCCATGATGCCACGCAAGTACGGCGCTCGATCAGTCTTCCATCGGCCGGCTTCCGCGCTGGACTCGATTGAGAGCTTGCGATACTCGTCAGCCCATTCACTTGTAGTGAGGTCCGGAACCGGAGCGAGAAGTTCTCGCTCCAAGTTCAAAAGGATTTCACGATAATCCATCAGTCAGTTTCACAAGACCTGACCTTGACAAGCTTTTGTTCGATCTCGGTTATCGTATCCTCGATCATCATAGATTCCTCTTCGATATATGTGAGCTCATCTTCCCAAAACTTCAATTGACTCTCTAGTAGTTGCTCAAGTGATTCATTCATTGGTTTCATCTCCTGTATCAATTGGGTCGGATAGCTCTTCCATTATCTCTCTGACCATTATATCAAGAAAGATGTGTATATCATCCTGTACACCTTTCAGATCTGCTATTTGCGGCGAGTATCGGCTAGGGATCGAGGTGAGCCTGGCACGCAACACGTTCAGGCGCCGCTCGTGCTCCTTAATAGCCACCGTCCATTCAACGTGCTCACCCTTGTAGACGGATAGCTTGTGCTCGACCATTTCACGCTCAGCCCTGAGCTTAAGGATCTTCTCTTGCTCGATCGGGTCATCCTCTTGGGCGATGATTGCCGCCTTGTTGCGCTGCTTCATCTTGGCCTCGATCTCGGCTTTCCCGGCGTCGTAGCCGCCTATCCAGTTGACTACCGCCTTCTCGTCGAACTGCCACGGCTTCTTGCTGATGACCGGCATGCCCAAGGCGATCAGCCGATCGATCTGCTGCACGCTCTTGTTGATCAGGCCCATGACCTTCGACTTGTTGAGTGTGGTCATTCGGCGATCTCGTTCAGAGATGCGCTTAGCGCCTCATTGAGACTCTTGCCAGATGAGTACTGTGTCTGAGTCATGCCATTATCGGCATAGACCACAATCGCCACACGGTATATCCCTTCATATTCATCATGTGTGATCTTGACTTGCGGTGATTTCTTCAGTATTTGCTCAAGCACTGTCATTCTCCTTTTTGGTGTACATGGTCCCATGCTTTCGACGTGATACCCAAACATGAGAACCTGGTAATGTTCTTCTATAGACTTCGGCCCATGCATGAATCTTGTCAATGTCCTCGCTACAGGCCAGGGCGCGGATGCCACGTTCGTCTTTCAGGTTTAAATAGTAAATCATTTGGAATTTAGAGTCAAGTTACAAAGTGTGTCGGATGCTAAGTGGTAAAGAGGTAGTAGTTTCGAATCAAAACTATGTGACTAAAAAGGGGGCAGCCCTATATCCC